TGAGCAGCAGCGTCAGGCAGACGCAGCCCTGCTTGAGAAGGAGCGCATGCTTCGTGACCTCGAGACCTATCGCCAGCGTCGTATTCACGAATCGCAGGAGGAAATCATTCCTGAGTTGATTGATCTCGTTGCTGGAAACACTCCAGAAGAGATCGATGCCTCTGTGGAAGTCCTCCGTCAGCGGAGTGCTGCTATAATCAGTAGCATCCAGCAAGCGACTCAACAGAGTCGTGTTAAGGGTGCGGCGGTAACGTCGCCATCCGTTGGGCCAATGGAAACTCAGACGGAATACCAAACGTTGAATGCGGACGACATCCGAAATATGACGATGGACCAGTATGTTAAAATGCGAGACAGGCTTTTAAGTTCACGACCTAAAGGTCGATTCTAACAACCCCATCCCTAATTACGGAGGAAATCCAACATGGCCTTTCCAGCCCCAACAGGTGGTGCCATCACTGGTGCAGGACTCACGTCGGTAACGACGACGGGTTACTCAAGTGACGCAACACTCTCCCCAGCAATTCAGCAGATCTGGTCCAAGGAAATCTTGTTCCAGGCAATGCCAGTTCTTCGCTTCGAGCAGTTCGCTGTCAAGAAGACGGAACTCGGTGTCCAGCCAGGTCTCACCATCAACTTCATGCGTTACAGCAACCTCACGGTTGACGAGAGCGCAGGAGCAACCCTGACTGAAGGTGTTCGCATGGAGCCAGTCGCTCTGTCGGCATCGCAGATTCAGATCACGGTTGGCGAACAGGGTCAGGCCCTCGCCGTCACCGAACTGCTCCTCAACGCATCGTTCGATGACGTGATGGCTTCGTCCAGCCGACTCCTCGGTCGTCACATGGCACAGTCCATGGACATCCAGGCTCGCAACACGCTCTACCAGAGCGCAGTTCCGTTTGCTGGTGGCGCTGCAGTTCCGCCGTCGGTTGTGTTTGGTCGCAACCCAGCCTCGACTCGTGACGCTCTGTCGCCGTACAACAACGGTACGCTCGGCACCGCCTCGAACCCTGGCTACCTCTCGCCTGCAACCATTAAGGACGCAGTTGAGATTCTCGCTGGTCAGAACATCCCACGTCTCGGTGACACCTACGTCTGCTTCGTTCACCCGTCGCAGGCTCGTGCCCTCCGTGACTGGCCTGAGTTCATCGAAGTCACGAAGTACGCCGCTCCTGGCAACTTCATGCTCGGTGAAATCGGTCGTATCTACGACGTCGTGTTCATTGAGACCACGCAGGTCAAGCAGGGTCAGGGCCCCGCTGACATCGATAGCGCTTCGGCTGGCACGCAGGCTCCTGCTGCTACGTCGTACAGCGCCATCATGATCGGTGACAACGCCTTCGGTCATGCAGTCGCTCTGCCAGTCGAACTCCGTGACGGTGGCGTCATTGACTTCGGTCGTGAGCACGGGTTGGCTTGGTACGCAATCTGGGGCTTCGGAATGATCACCCATGAGAGCCGTGTCGTCCTGAACACTAAGGGCGGCGCAATCGCCTGATAAAGGCATGTAAGATTGGGGGGTGGTCAAGCCGAACTTGATCGCCCCCTAATCATTTCTAACACTAGGAGAATAAAATGGCAACAAGAAAGAAAGTAATCACTGAATTCGTTGAACAGGACGAAGTCCTCTACGTTCAGGATCTTCCTGAGGCAGAGGTGCTTGAGGCAACGACTCGTACCGACCAGGTAAGTGCCCGTGTTAAGGGCAGTTGGACGATGTTCTGGGGACAGACTTCCTGGAACTTCCAAGACGGTCAGCGTTACAAGTTGCCCCGTGACCTGTTCGAGTATCTGAAGCAGGCAGGAAACATCTACGACACCCTCTGAGGTCTAAATGCCAGGATTGACAGTACCCAACGCAAGCGAGTACGGAGTAACAATCCAGAGCCTTGATCAAGCAGAACCAGATTCGCTTGACTTTCAGATCTTAGGTAACCACAACTACGGTGTTCTCACTGGTTGTGGAATCACTGTCTATTCCGCTGGTAACGGAAGCGCAGACATCGCCGCTGGTGAGTTCTTTATCAACAGCGAGTACGGCACCATTGCTGCAGGAAGTTTGAGTTTTACTGCGGCAGCCGCTGATGCACGGTTTGACATCGTGGTCATTGAGAAGTCTGGCGCTTCTTTTATCTTCAATACGGTCGTGGGAACGACGGACTCAACGAACCCCATATTCCCGACCATTGCCTCAAACCAACTTCCCCTGTACGCCCTGTACAGGAAGTCTGGTGTTACCTTTAACAGTAACAGCGTTGTTGATAAGCGCAAGTTCCTCAACATCTCTCATCGTACGGGCACTGCTGTGCCAACACTTACAGCAGACCCTGGCGATATTTATGTCCGTACTGGGGCTACTTTGGATGTCAACCAGTCCTCTATGTACGTGTATGTCGATGGCTCTTGGCAGAACATCGCTAAGTACCAGCAGGTTGACGAAGGTCTTAACCCGTTCTTGCTTGTAGGGCTGTGAGCGAGGAAGCGCTCCTCCCTACCCCTAGCGGTACTGTTGCAGACATTACACGAGTTCGTCGTGTAAGCATTGGTCGTTTCCGTGAACAGCAACCAGCAATGGGGCAGGAACTGCAAGACACTGTTCCTGGCTCTGGTTCTGGTGATCAGTAATAAAGTAAACTTGTAGCATGCATTACGTCCCTCCCGTAGATATCCTTGAGAAGGTTACGACCATTGCTAGGAACTTTCTTCGTGACTACCCCAAGTTCTTTCAGGTCTCTTTCGATGCTGTTGGGCGTACATATGAGTTGGGCAACCCAAACATCAAAGCAGATGGTCTTTGGGTGGCACGTTATTCTGGGGCTAACCCTGTAGAAATTACTACAGACACAACGGCTTCTGCCTATTACTCTTTGGACGCACGTAGCGGAATCCTACGCTTTAACACCACGCCACCTGCAAACTCCAAGATCCTCATTGAAGGGTACTACTACGAGTGGGTTCTCCCCTCTGACCTAGAGTTCTACGCTAAGCACGCTATCCACCAGCACATCTATAACCTCGATGTTCCGCCCGAGAACATGACAGATATCATCATTGACACCATTGGTATGGCTGCCGTGGTGGAGACGCTGTGGGCTTTGATGTCCGAGTTCAGCCGTGACATTGACGTTATGACCTCAGAGTCCGTGCACATTCCTGCCAGCCAGCGCTTTAGGATGGTGCAAAGTCTCCTTGAGTATTGGCAGCGTGCCTACTCTGAACAGGCTAAGGCTCTCAACATTGGTCTCAACCGCATCGAGATTCTCAATCTTCGCCGTGTCTCCCGTACTACTGGCTACCTTGTTCCAATCTACAAGCAGCGTGAACTGGGTGACTACAAGCCTGTCGAGCGCATCTTCCCAGAGATTGGGGAGGGTACTATCCCGTTGGAGAACGAGGAAGAGCCGTTGCGTGAGGATGTCTTTATTGAGTTGGAGCCACAGCAGGGGTATTCCACCACGGCAATCATGGGGTACTAGCCTATGGATGCACGTAGAGAACTCTCTCTAATCCGCAAAAACTACAAGCAATACCACCGCCATGTGGGTGAGTTTATTACTTGGTTTGAGTTTGTGGACTTTGGTCCGTCAGGCAGTTCTATTGACGACGTCTACGACGAGGGCCCCGAAGGAGCAGGTGGCAAGATCTACAAGGAAGGGATTGTTGTCCCAGTCCTCATGGTCACTGAAACTGAAGACACCAAGCGAGCCATCCCAGAAGGTCGCCAGCCAGTTCAGGTTACAAACATTGTAATGTCCATTGAGGACATGCGTACCGCTGGAGTTACCGATCCGTTTGAGTACCAACGCCACTTGAACGACATGTTCTTTTATGACGCTCGCTACTACGGTGTCAGCATGTACCGAGTGCGTGGTCGTGCAAAAGACGACGTGCTTGTTGTCGTCGAAGGTCTTGAAGTTTACGTCGACCAAGAAATGGTAAACGATCCAGGTCCTGAGTCAATGTCGATTCAGGACTACCCTTGGCCCACAACCCTGCCTAGCCTTACCTGATAAACTTTAATTACTTGACGAGCGTCAAGTAATACAACGCCCAGAACTAAGGAGTGCCTATGGCAGGCAAACCATACACGAGTATGCCCTCTAGTTCTGCACCCATTATTACAGGGGTTCCTTCCCCCATTCTGTTCTACGGTGACCTGGTACTTAACCTCCAAGACTACGTTGAAGACATCATTAACAAAGCACTTATTACTGAAGAAAAGGCAGCCAAGAAGAGCCTGTCTACCAGAGATGAAGCCTATAAGAAACTAAATAAAGATTTTAAAGTTACTTACGAATCATCTAACGAATCCATCGTCTATGGCGTATCAGGGGCGGCTGCTGCAGAAGCACGGTCTTTAGAGTACGGTCCCCCTGGTAGGTCGCTACTTCGCCATGAAGCCCTTGAAGGATCTAAGCGTCTGTCTTCTGACCTTAACAAGCGCTTTGACAAACTGACAGGAAGGGATGTCCTGTGAGGACTGGTTTCCTGCTGGCTGAGGACGAAGCCGTTAAGGTTCGTTTCTCCAACTTTACGGTTACTGATGACCGCAATGCCGCTCGACCAGTCAAAGTATTCTTCCGTTATCCAGAGTCTGAGACTGAGCGTGAGTATCCATTTATCACTATTGAGTTGATTGACGTTCTACACTCCACTGAGCGCCAGCACTCAGACCACACCCTGTATATCGATACCACTACGGATACTCGATTTGATGACCACCCTGGGTTTGTTGATTACTGGCCCAGCGAAGAGGACGTTATCTCCGCATCTACTAGCGCCAATGCCTCTGCCCACTTCCTTCGGGCAGACAGTTTTATCCCAGTAGACCTCTTGTATCAGGTATCTATTTACACTCGGTCAGCCCTACATGACAGGCAGTTGACCTCCAGGATTTTGTCCAAAGTTACTCCAATTAGGTTTAACTCCATCTACATACCTGCTGACGGGACTACTCGTCGGTTTGACATGCTGGACTGGACAAATGCCGACCTTCTGGATATGGAATCGGGCTACCGAAAGCGCATATTCCGTAAGGTCCTCACTCTCAAAATGTCAGCAGAGATCACCCACCAGGAACTGGCGGCTCTGAGTGGCACACAATCCGTCTCCACAGTTAGTAGTACAATTGCATCTCAAACTTATGTTTTCAACTAGTTACCCCTTTAACCCCTCAACATCACAGGAGTAAACGATGGCTTACGAGCGCCCAGGAGTTTACGTACAAGAAAGTGCGTTTACGACGAACACTCAAACGGTTGCTGGTCCTACCGCTGCCGCATTCATTGGTCTTGCAGAGCGTGGCCCGACCACGCCAACCGCAGTCACCTCATGGAACCAGTACAAGTCTTTGTTTGGAGACTTGAACAACACCTACGATCTTGGCTACGCTGTCTACCACTACTTTGCAAACGGTGGTCAGACTGCATACGTCACCCGTGTTGTTGACGCTACTGCAGTCAAGGCACAGGCCACGCTTAACGCAACTCCGACTGGTGGCTCTGCCGCTCCGTTGGTTTCGTTTGTTGCTAAGTCCCCTGGTACTTGGGCAAACACTGTCAGCGTTAACTTGACCTTCCAGGAAGAGACGTTGGTTACTCCGACGACTGCTCCGAAGGCAACCCTCAACTCGTTGTTTAGTGTTTCGGTTACTCTGAACGGAACCGAAGTTGAGAGTTGGCCTGGTCTGTCGTTTGACCCGTCAAGCACTCGCTACGTCACCACGATTCTTGATCTGTACTCCTCGTACGTCAATAGCGCAAGCGTTGCAACGATTGCAAGTGGTACGGAACTGACGGTCACTGGTGTTAGCACCCCGACCTACTCGACCCCAGTCGCTTTGTCTGGTGGTTCGGAGGGCGGTGGCGCTATCGATTCCACCGATTGGGCAACTGCTCTTACGGCACACACGACCATCACTTCTGGTCTGTTGTTTAACCTCGTTGGTCAGACATCTTCGACCATCATCAACAACGCCATTTCGGTTATGGCAACCCGTGGAAACTCGCTGCTGATTGTGGACACTCCGCTGACCGCAACCACCGCAGCAGACTTCCAGAGCGCCGTTGCCTCGTACACCCAGTCTGGTTATGCAGCCGTTTACGGTCCTGCACTCAAGATGTACGACCCGAAGAAGACTGGTGCTGCAGCAATTCGTAACACCTACCCAGGTGGCGCTGTTGCTGGCGCTTACGTCCGTTCTGAGGTTGCTCGTGGAGTCTCGAAGGCTCCTGCTGGCTACAGCCTCGATATCCGCAACGTCTACGGTCTGGTTGCAACCCTGACCGAGGCAGAGCAGGGATCGCTGTACAAGAACCAGCAGATCAACCTGTTCACGGTCGTTCCTGGTGTTGGTGTCATCATCAATGGTGCCCGTACCCAGGCTCGTAACACCTCGGAGAAGTACGTGACGGTTCGCCGCACCATGAACTACCTCAAGGATGTCCTCAAGCAGCGTACCCAGTTTGCTCTGTTTGAGCCAAACGATGAGCGTCTCTGGTCGTCAATCACTGTCCGACTCTCGGCACTGCTGAACACCTTCTGGGCTGGCGGCGGTCTCAAGGGAACGACTGCAAGCGAGGCTTTCTATATCGTTTGCGATTCCACTAACAACACGGCACTCGATATTGAAAACGGGGTTGTAAACATTGAGGTTGGCGTTGCCCTGCAGTCGCCTGCCGAATTCATCGTTATCACCATTAGCCAATGGGCTGGTGGTTCCACCGTTAGCACCAACGCCTAGGGAGTAAACAATGGCTAAAACACAACGTACCGATCCGCTCCGTAACTTTAAGTTTACGGTTCAATTCATTCCGCTGGACACTGCTCTCACCAATCTCCTCGTCGGTGTTGGCGATCTGGGGTTTGCCCAGATGGGTGGTCTGTCCGTGCAGAACGAACTCATTGCTTACCGTGAAGGTGGCATGAACACCCACCCGCACAAGATGGTTGGGCAGTCAGACTTCCCCGCTGTGTCATTTGCTCGTGGCGCTTTTGCTACGCAGGACCAGTTGTGGAACTGGCAGAAGTTCATGCACTCGTGGATTAACGGTGGAGTGAACGGCTTTGCTGGTGGTGCCAACGGTGGAGAAGATGGTGCAAACTATCGTTGCAACATCCTCGTCAAGGTCTATGACCACCCGTACACGATGCCAGACGCTAAGTACGCTTACGACAGCGGCCTGACGGAGAACTCAAACTTGAAGCCTGGTAATGTCAAGTTGGCTTTCAAGTTGTTCAATGCATGGCCTGGTGCTTACGGTCTCAGCGACCTCAACGCTGGTGACAACGGCATCATGATTCAGCAGTTGAATATCCACCACGAGGGCTTCCATGTAGCATGGACGGCGGCAGACATCCAGGCGCTTGCTACTGCAAACTAAATAATTCAATACATAACTAGGAGTAAAAATGGTTTCACAATCGGATGCAATGGCAGTCAATGCCGCTATCGCTGACCCAGTACCACGTATTAAGGATGCCCCTGTTACAACTGTCCAGTTGTTTCAGGGCATCTTTAATTCTAAGACCAACAACTGGGAAACCCTTGCCACTGTAAATGAACTTACTGGTGAGGATGAGGAAGCACTCGCTGCTTTGGATTCCGACGATGACATCCTGTACGCAGAGTACATGTCAGTTCTTCTCAAGCGCAGTGTTGAGTCTATTGGTGACATCAAGGTTAAAGAGAATCCTGAGATCATTGACCAATTGATTATTGGAGATAGAGACACTCTGTTCTTGGCGACTGTTCGTGCTACTTACGGTGAAAACCGTGAATACGTTATGAACTGCCCACATTGCAAGAAGTCAAACGACGTTCTTATTGAACTGTCTGAATTCAATAGCAAGCCTATGAAGAAGGCAGTTGACGAAGACCTAAAAGTTACTTTGCGTAATGGCAATGTCCAACGTCTGCGCCTTGTCAGTGGTGCTGATAGCCAGCATGTTATGAAGAAGGCTAAGACTATTCCAGAGCAAAACACCATCTTGATTTCTCGCTGTGCTTTGTTTGACGAAGGTCAAGAGCCAGCAGACCGCCTTGCTTGGGCAAAGAAACTTGGAGTTAAAGACAGGTCAAGCATTATTGATGCCCTATTGGAAGCACAACCAGGCCCAGAAATCAAGGAGGTGGATGTCCACTGTGCCCATTGCGAGAAGCCGTTCACCGTACCTCTTAACTGGGCCTCACTTCTATTCGGCTGATTTAGTAGTAACATATTGGGAATACGATTCAATAGCACTGGTATACAAGGGCTTCTCGCTCAAGGACATTAAGACGATGACGGTACGGCAAAGAGCGTACTGGTCTGCAATGAGTAAATGGCGTAAGCAGGAGTCCTAATGGCTGAGAAAGATCTTACTGGTAACAGTGGTATTCCCAAGGGTAGTGCCAATGCTACCGTGCGCTCCCGCTTCAAACTTGATACTAAAGAGTTTGACAAACTTGCCGCTGGCATCAAGCAAATCAAGGCTGACTTCCAGTACCTAAACGCACAACTTCCTAACATCAACACCAAACTTGAGAAGACGCTCAGGTTGATGCAGGGTATTTCAAAAGTTAATACAGGAATGGGTGGAGGAGGAAACACCACTGCTACTGGTGGGATTACTAGTCTTCCACTTACACAAGGCAACGCTGCATCTGCAAACCAACTCTATAATCCAGTAACAAACGTCATTATTGGTGGGCAACAGCCTATGGGTGGTGGAGGCGGTGGCGGTGGGGGAACACCTACTACGGCTAGAGATGGTCGTTACGGTGCAGTTGCTTTGCAGGCTCTTAATGCAGCAATTCAAGCAGTTGATGCTCGTATGCAAAGTAACTACGAAAGGTCTCTTGGTGCTGACAAGTTAGCGGTATTTTATCGACAGACCCAGGGCATGCAACAGGGTCAATACACTGACCTTCGTCAAGGTCTTGCTGGTAGTCGACTCGGTTATGGAGGTATTGACACACTGCTTTCTTTGCAGGCACAAACTGGATTAAGTGCAACTAAGAACGTTGCTGGAGTTGAAATGCTCCGTACTGTCTCTGGATACTCATATTCCACTGGAGACGTTGCCAACATGATGGCAACCATGGCATCTGCCCCAGTCAACAACCGAATGACCATGATGCTTGGTACTGGTATGTACGGACCTGGTGGGCAGCAACGAGACATCGGTCAGGTCATCAAAGACATCACAAAACGTTCTGGCTTGACTAACGCAGACGTCCTTAAGGGTGCTCGTCAGGCTGGGTCGGTTACCCGTGCACGCCTTCAGGCTATGGGCGTTCCACCAGACATGATCGACATGGTTCTTGACTATGCAGAATCTAACGTCCAGTTTCAAAAGAAGACTGGCAGTGTTGACATGTATGACCCTTCAAAGAAGAAGGATCGTACGGCAATGGGAATTGAAGATACCTTTGCTACCCAAGCAGAGGAAACTGCTCGAACTCGAGAAGCACGTGACGAACAGTTCTACCGCCGACAAGCAGATAACTTTGCTGATTTTGAAAAGAATACGCAAGCAGTTACTCGTGCTCTTGGAGCACTTGAAGACAGGCTCAGTAGCATTATTGGTGCTCGTATTGGAGGTCCAGTAATTGGTAAGGGTAGTCTCAGCAGTAGGGCTATTGGTTTAGGAGCACTAGGTATTGGTGGTTTCATGTCAGCCACTGGTATTGGAGCATCTTTTGGACTTCCAATGATGATGCTTGGTGCAACCATGATGGCTGGTGACCCGATGCCAAGCAACAAGACTTCTGGTCAGAATCCTGGTGCAAAGATTCCAATGGGCTATGGAAAAACACCAAACCGTGTATCTCTTAGCGAACTCTCGGTACATCCAGAGTTTTCTTCATTGAACACTAAGTTCAAGGAACGACTCTTGCGTATGTTTGCTGAGAACCCAAATGTTGGTCTTGGTGATGGTATCCGTAGTGAAAGCGATCAGCGCAACTTGTTCCTTTCTCGCTACGTTGAAGATCCAAACGGGGAAGTTTCTTGGAATGGAAAGCGTTGGCGTCATGCTGCAGGTGCCCCTGCCGCACCTCCAGGAAAGTCAATGCACGAAATTGGATTGGCAGCAGACCTTGTTGGTGATTTGGACTGGGTACAGAAGAATGCTGCACGCTTTGGATTGAAGACATTTGGTGATGTGCTTGGAGAGCCCTGGCACATTCAGCCAGCAGAACTTCCTAACTCTCGTTGGGAATATGAGAAGCAGGGTGCCCCATGGGGTATTCCTGCTGGCGCTACCCGTGATGCTACGCCGACTGACCCAACAACTGGGGAACCTGTTGGTGGAGTAGTCGTTGGAGACAAGATCGTTGCCCACCCAACTGGTTCTCTTGGCGGAGGTTATGAGACATATCAAGGTCTAAGCCTCTCAGACCAGATGGGCGCTATCAGTGCAAACAACCAAATACTCATGGGTGGTATTGGTGGGTCTGAGTCTGTATCGGCAGCATCTGTTTCTGGAACTACCCCAGCATCTGCCCCACAGGTTGCTGGAACCGTTCCTGCTGGGGCAATGGACCCACGAGACGTTGCACGCATTTTGTACAAGCGTGGATTCCGTGGCAAGGACATTGTCAACATGTTGGCTATCGCTGGTCGAGAGTCACGTTGGATGCCTGGTGCATTCAATGGAAACCGTAGTACTGGAGATAAGTCCTACGGCCTTTTCCAGATCAATATGATTGACAAGTTGGGCCCAGGACGTCGAAAGACGTTTGGTATCTCAAACGATGAAGAATTGTTTGACCCACGGACAAACATTAAGGCAGCACGTCTGTTGTTTGGTGATGGCAACTACTCACCATGGGGCTCTGCCTTTGGTGGTAACGCCATGGCAAAGACTGAGCAGTTCATGCCTACGGCGCAATCGGTTGTCAAGGAACTTGGTTATGGGCAGGGCGACCCGATGCCCATGCGTGGTAGTGGTGGAGGTTCAGTACAGGTCAACGGTGGGAGCACTATCACAATTGCTCCTAATATCTACATCACATCGTCTGGAAGCAACCAGCAAGATGCTCGTCGTATGGCACAGGAGATCGTACAGATTATGGAAAAAGAAGTTCGTAAGGAAGCGTTGAGGTCTTCGTAATGCCTGGTAATGAAGTAGCACCACAGTCTCCAACCGATATCAACGTTCGACGTAATGAAGGGGACATTTATCTTACTAACGACACTATTCGTTATAACAGGTACAACCTTAATAAATCTACGTCTGATCGCATTGCGTACGGTTTATCTAAAGAAGGTGCTGAATACGCTAAAAGTAATCCTCCGTTCATCTACCCAGGACCTAGTAGCACTGCTGCAGTCGTAAACAAAGAAATAACTATTAAGCGTGGGTATATTAGACGGCTTACTGAGTTCTATTCCCGTCTTCAGCAAAACATTACACAAGCAGACAATGCTTCTACGCTTCAGAATCTTCGTTGTAACTTCCAGTTCAACCCGTCATCCATCACACGAAGCATGCAAGCAAACTATGACATGCAGTTCTTCTTCAACCAGGAACCTAGCCAGTTGGCACAACCAATTCCTGGTCAGGCTGGTTTTGCTTTTGAACTCTTGTTTAATCGTGAAGCAGAGATTCACAGCAACTCATACATTGGCCCTGATGGGAAACTGCACAAGGCAAAAGAGTTCAACAACCTTTTGACCAACAA